TATTGGCTTCAACGGTTAGACAATTATTAAGACCGCTTTCGATGTCCTCGACGTACCTTTTCTGTTCGTCTGTTCGTATATGACGCATATCAACCGAAGCCACGTCGATACTAAGGCGAGTATAGATAGAGGAGATGATCGAGCGCTCGTTCGTAACTCGAAGTCTTGGTCGATCTGGTCGTCGTCCATAAGATGCCATAGACTCGCGAGGCAGAGCTTTAGTTCTATCTGGCTGATTAACGAAAAGATTCCAAGCGTGTCTCAACGTCGAACCAAATCGTGCCATATCTCACCTCCTTCCCTAGCCCCAGCCGTTGAAGTAGGCAAGAATAACGAAGATAGCAATAAGAATCACCGCGAGACCAACAATAGCGTTCCAAAGATCTCTATTCATTATTCAAAGGCCTCCTTATTTAACTTATATGCAATCCAAGCGTCCATAAGAGCGGCAACATTGTCAATCTTCTCCTCTTGACGCTTCTTCAACAATTTTCTGTTGCCATTTGTATCTTCTAAAGTAATAGCATTACCCATAGCAAACGACATCAATGACTGATCAAATATAAGAAGTTTCTCTTCTGCCATGATCTTGATCTCACCCAAAGGAACCGACTCTGTCTTGGCTCCTTGAATAACCTTTACAATACCGAAAGGTCCGTTTTCAGCTTCCCAGCGAGCGACAAATTCTTTGGCATTATATGGATCGTAACCAAGAGAACGAACATCATACTCTGATGTCAGAATAAATTGATCCAAATCGTCATAGACTTCCATCATATCGAGAATGTTTCCCGGCATGACATGAAGACTACCTTCGACGATAAACTCTTCGTACTTCTGTCGCATAGCCGCTGGGAGTTTCATCAACGTAAGTTCGGTGATATAACTCCGTGTCTTTACCCCAAATTTCTCGCGTCCCAATGGGAACAAGAAAGTGAACGCACAGAAGTCATCACCCTGCGAGAGATCTGCCCCGAGAGCGCATGGCATTTGCCAGAATTCTCGACGACGATGAGGAAGGGTTTCTTCGTATGTGAAGAAATAGGTATAGCCTTCCATTGGAATCCCAAAGCGCTTCGCGAGAATATCATTTCGGCTCGCTGGAGCCTTCTCGGCCCGTTCCACATCAAGTTGATACGTCTCATAGGAAACCGTCATTCCCAAATTAGGGTTGGCTTTTACCCACATCGCTGGATCAGAAACTTCTTCGAGTTCATCAAGTTTATAATGCCAGATTGAAACATGTGGCGCAGCGTATTCACCTTTGAGAATATCGGCAAGCTCCATCTTAATCGTATCGCCGGAACCTGCTCGAACAGTTCCTTCAGAACTAATAGCCACGATCAGATAGTCTTCGAGCTTCGAAGCTCCCTGTTCTACAGCACCAACAACGTCTTCTCGAAGATCTCCAGACAACCATTCGTCGATTGTGGAGATTTTTGGACGAAGACCCTGAAGTTTGTTGATCGCCATTGGTCGCACTTCGAGTAGAGAGTTAGTGAGAAAGTTCTCAATACCCTTTTTCGTCGAAGCGAGCTTAACTCTATTAGCACGAGACCCAGTTGTATTTTGAAGGGACCCTTCTGTGAGGAATTTGAAGAGAGGTCCTCGAGCTCGAGTAATAGCAGTTCGACCAGGCGACATAACTTCGTCGGCTTGCTTCATTGTTGGCGCCGTTGTTATCTGATGTGTGGTCGAGGTATCAACATTCAGGAAGTATGCTTGAATACACCAGGCATACATCGATTTAGCAGATCCTCGGGCAACTATTAAGTATTGTTTGAGCGTCAAACGTTTCTTAATAGTTCGTTTCTCATAGTGTCCACCGTGATTATCTTTTGTTGGAACATAAACGCTACGTTCAACAAAGTAATACCAACCAAAGATTTGTTCGGCCCACAGTTTAAATGAGAAAAGGAGGTGAAGATCTGATCCATCGGTTAATGTCAGCTCTCCTTCGCAATAACGAATAAATCCCTCGACCGCTTGATCGTCATAGAAGATATTGGGATTAGCGATGAGCGAATCAATTCGATTCATCTCTTGGGAGATTTCACGATTTACTGGAATCTCACCTCGGAGAACTGCCTCGCGGAACATACCGTAATAAACCGGGACCGCTGTAGAAGACAGGCTCATCCTAACCTCCTCTCCTATGCCATAGCGACAGTGGCGGCAACTCTAGCAACTCGAGCCGATTTTCTAGTTGCTTTATTAAGAGCGCTTCTTCCCGCTTTTCCTGCTCCCCGTTTTGTTGCTTCATTAGCTAGCTGACTTCCCTGTCTTCCGAGAAGACTACTAATGAATTTCTTCGGCGCGCTCTTTTCGTTGTAATTAAGCCGTGTGACATTTTGTTCGAGATTCAATCGTCTTGCGTATGCTTCTAGATCTTGATTGGAGAGGGATTTGAGTCCACTTGCTTTACCCACCTGTCCAATCGTACGAGCGCGAACAGCATCAGGATGTGCCGGATGTCCACCACCACCGGACGTTTTGATCTTCTTCTTTTTATCCTTGATGGCTACTGCTCTTGGTCCTGTAGAAGCTTTACGAACACCCCATTTCATTCCTTTGATACCGTGGTGCTCGATAATTTTGTCGATAAGATCTTCTACGGAATCTTTAAGAGGAGTCCAGCCTCGTCTGAGACCTGCCTCCATTAAAGCCTTCTCGAAAGATTCTTGACTATCAAAACCCAAAGGATTAAGAGGCACGGGACACCCTCCTTCCACTAAACGGTTGAACGTTTTTACCAATACTTTCGTGAATATCGTTCATAAAAGTATCCACAAATTTCGGTGGGTTTGGACTCCAATGATATGCGGAAAATAACTCAGCCTCATGCTCATAGATAAATGGCGACTGATGTGCATACTTAGAAATTTTACCCGCCATTTGATAATGTCCTGTATACATATCATGAGACGTAATATCACCATCAACTATTGCTTGATTATGGGCTTTTCCCCAAGCTTGCCGTCTCAATGGAGCTATCGCGGCATGTTCTTCGCGGGTTACACCCTTTCCCGAAGCATCATTATGATGGAAGAAGCCATGGGCAGCTTCGTGTGTAATATTTGCTTCAATTAATCGTCCTCCTGACGGAGGAAACCATCCTACTTTTTCGCAAGTATCTAGCAAGGTTTTATAATTTGGGTTATTCATCACATGAATAACGTTACGTGTATCACCTTTCTTTTTAGGAGCAACCATAGCTAGATAGTGATTTTTATCGGTATCAGGAAAATACTTTTTAGCTTCCGGGGTATTAAAGAGAGCGAATTCGTCTACTTTGAATCCATATGCTTTTTCCATCTTCACCGCTACACTATTCATAGCCGCGGCTTGTGATTTAGAATATTGCTCTAAACTCTTAGCTCGAGTAGATTCTTCAGTAGATGATTCGCTCTCTTTTCTAATACCCCACTTCTGTCCTTTAACGCCATGATGAGCGAGAATATCTGCTACAACTTCGGCGCCACTCATCACTTACTCTGTTTCAGACTTCTTAGCGCGTCCGCGAGGCTTCGACTTCGGCTTCGGTGTTTCTTCCTCGTTCTCGGTCTCTTCCGTCTCTTCCGTGGCGTCAGGATCGGAAATATCGCCCAGTCGGATCTGTCGCTTCCGAATGTCTTCCGCCTTTTCCCTATCCTGACGCTGTCGCTCTTCTAGTGAACTTTCTCTAATAGTCGTCACGTCACCCACTACACTACCTCCTAAGCAGCTTCGTTAATTGGGTTCGGATCCGGATCGACCCATCCCGTCTCTTCCCGATGCACATTTAGACGCCATTCAAGTTCCTGAATCTGCCTCTCGACTGCAGAAATGAGATATGACGTTGCGGGAGGATCGAAGATCTGCCGAACCTTGAGGAATACATATGACCTTACGGAATTGTATTCGTTGTAATTAGCTACTTCAAAGAAATCTTCCCAAACGTCTCCTGCATCATCAATCATGTAACCCGCAGCCGGTCCAACTCCCAGCTGGGTGAGAGTGGAAAATGCGGAATTAATATGAGTAATAATATCGTGATCAAATGCAGTATAATCTTCGCCAATTCCGAGAATCTTCTTAGTACTAGTAAGAATGCTCTGTTCCATCTCAACACCCTCTTTCATTAATTACTCTGTAGAATCTTTCTTCTCGCCCAACTGCGTCTCCAATTCCTTCTTTGCTGCGGCAGAAGGCCTCGGAATCGGACCACCATCGTACTTCTTCTGATCTTTCTGATCATCCTTCTTCTGATCGGTCATGCTATATCGTCCCCTTATGTTGGTGGCCATACTTTCTGGCCTTCCGTGTATACTGCTACAACAGGTTCTGCACCAAGATAAATACTCTCGGCAAGATTCAAGATTATTGCTTCTGTAAGTATGTAGCCATTAGTAGTAGACTCGAATATGATCGGGAAAGCAATTTGACCGCTAGTTTTAATGCGGCCTGTCCTAACATCAAAGACAAAGTTAAGAGGAAGAACAATCTGGCCAAATGTTTTACGCTGAGCAGCAACTTGCTTACTAAACGTAAGTGGCATTGCCAACTGACCATAATACGTTTGGACAGATGTCCACCCATAACCCGCGACAAATATAGAAACATTAATAGGGCGAGCTACTTGACCGAACGTTTTCCTCTGACCAGACACAGCCTTCGAGAACGTTAGGGGAACTACTATTTGGCTGAAAGTCTTCCTTCTACCAGCAACATCTTTCGAGAACGTTATCGGCATCAATATCTGACTAAACGATTTCCTCTGACCAGACACCGCTTTTGAGAACGTTATCGGTAGTATGATTTGACTGGTTGTTCTTCGTTTTCCTTGCGTAGTCGCAGCGAAGAGATACGGAGATAGAAGCTGTCCGAACGTCTTGCGTTGACCAGCAACATCTTTACCAAATATAGTTATTAGTGACGTACTGCCGTATACATTTCCTTGTGTAACTCCGACAACGTAGATTTGTACGTTGATCGGCAACGCCATTGAGCTGAATGTCTTTCTATACCCAAGAACATCTTTGGTAAAGACAATTGGCAACGCAGATTGACTAAATGTTTTTCGTCGACCCGCAGTCTCTTTGCCAAATATAGTCGACATAGACGTTGCGCCATATGACCATTCTCGTCCAACGGCTTCCTTTATGAATATGATCGGAAGCGCAACTTGGCCAAAGGTTTTACGTCGACCACTAACGTCCTTACCAAAGGTTAACGGAAGCGCAGTTTGACTAAACGTTTTGCGCTGACCACTAACATCTTTACCAAAGGTAATCGGTAAAGCTACAATGCCATATCGAGTAAGACCTACCCTAACTCCAGCTGTCGTACTCGAGAACGTAATCGGAAGTGCAATTTGGCCAAATGCTTTTCGGTATCCCCGAACATCTTTAGCAAATATGAACGGAGAAACAGTTTGTCCAAACGTTTTCCTTTGACCCGATACGGCTTTCGAGAATGTAAACGACGCCGCGACTTGCCCAAAGACGTTGTATCGAACTACGCCAGCAACATCTTTACCAAAGGTAAAGGATGCCGCAACTTGTCCGAGCGCTTTTCTACGCCCAGCAACATCTTTACCGAAAGTAATCGGCGTTACCGTCTGACCAAACGTCTTTCTACTACCAGCAACCGCTTTGGTAAATATAAGTGGTGTTGCCGTTACACCAAAGGTCTTTCGACTACCCGCAACGGCTTTTCCGAAAGTAATCGGCGTTGCCGTTACACCAAAGGTCTTTCTACTACCCGCAACCTCTTTGCCAAACGTCGTTGTCTGTGACGTAACACCATAATACGTTGTTCCAGAAGATGTCGACGCTGGGAGTTCTAGAGAAACCTCAGCAACCTCGAACACAAGAGCATTGCCGGCAGAATCGTATCCCCAGAATTTGATCGACAAATTTCCATAACTTGTAATGTTGGCAGCAGAAGCATCAGGGATAGCTAACGTATACGTAGCAAGACTGGTAGTAAGTGGGTCGCTAGTCAGATCACCGGAACGATTGGTTGATCCCTCGTAGAGAGCCGCTTTGATTACACCCGTCGAGCCAGAGGTTGTACGCGCGCGTATTTTGATTTGATGACTAGTTCGAGTATCCGGCGTACCATGTGAAGCTAGACTAATCTCAGCGACAGGTGTAGTCTTTGGTGGGGTAGTACCAATACCCGCAACAGCTTTGGTAAAGGTGATTGGTAAAGCGGTGATACCAAATAAGGTAGCTATACCTGCTCGAACAGCAATTACAACTGCCGCATCTCGAGCGTTCGAGGTATCGTTACCAGTAAACGCACCCACATCTTCTGCCGAGGCATTCAATTGACGGAAAGCTACCGCCAACTCAGTCTGACCTACGGTACTTGAATCTGTCGTAGCAGTATCAGCATAACTACCATAATTGGTAGGCGCCGATCCCATACCAGTCCACGTACCACTAGCACTATCCATGCCACTAGCGCCAACAGCAATCCAAAGTGTATCTTCTGCTCCCCAACCCGCGGGATCAAAAGATGCCGGATTCGAGGCTCCTGTACCCGACGCACGACTTCCAGCCTCAGGAGGAGTTGACGCATGAGCTGTTGGAATAGAAAGCAACATCATAGACGCATGGCCTGTGATGGTTCCCGCCTGAGTTACAGTAGGAGCTCCTGTCTCAGAACCAGTGCTCCATTTGTAGGCCATACCAATGGCCAAAGTTGTAGATGTAGCGGAATCATGAAACTCGGTCCAACCAGCCGTCCAACCGGAGAACGCAGCGTTAGTCCCTGTGCCGGTCTGATAACCGACAACTATGGCTATTAGTAGATCGCCCGCATTTTTCGTTAGCCCAGAGAGATTAGGGAACGTTCTTGTTGCTGTTGTATTAGCTTGGTTGTTACCAAGAACACGCCCCGCCCCCACGGTTGGAATAGTTGGAAACGCCATGAATTAGACCGCCGTTGCTTGAATTACCGTGGAATCAGATGCATCATTGATTTTGCTGAACAACGGAGCTGTCGTCCATCCTGTAGTTACAACATCAGCGTCAGGAAGAACGGAATCTAGACTCGTAACTGTATAGACGACTTCAAGACGCGGTTCTTGATATGTAGTGTTATCGTACGCCGCAAACTGAAGATAGTTACCACCAGTCGGCGGAATAGCACCACCAGCATCCATCGTGAACCTAAATCCTGTATAACCTCCAGGATTAATGCCAGTCAAGACAGTCAACGGAATCTCAAGAACCACACCAGCAGTAACCGAAGCTGGGTCAATCGCAGCAGCACAAGGTGATCCCGCGGTTAAGACCCAATCCGATGAAATTGTCGGTTCGCCATCAAACGCAAAATATTCGACGAGCATTTTATAACCAATATTAGTAATACTCTTCGAAGTCATATACAACTGCAATTTAGCGGATTCAATCGTAGCACCCACTGGAATTCCAGATGTATCAAATCTGAGAAGAGGAACCTGCAGATAATATGTCGGCGCGAAATATGACTTGCTAGGTGTGAGAACCGTTTCGTTAGGTGAATTAACGTATGTTCCCCCGCCACCCGCTGCGGTAGCATAGACATTGTCCTGACGCCAACCATAACCATCATCGGTAAGAACAGCGATCGGAATATTGACTGTGGTAGGACCAGTTCCGCCAGTATACGTAACTTCGAGCACAGCCGGCTGTGACGATTCATGCTTTCCTACTCGAACCGAATTCAGAGTTGTCGGTGTACCACCAGTCAACGTAAGACGGATACCTGTATAACCCGTCTTGTTGATACCGCTAAGATTAGTGAGAGTAATGTTATTTTGAGCTGTTGCTGTGAGTGAACCGATGTCGATCGCCGTAAAGATAGACGTCGCGGTTTCAATCCAGTCGCCAGCAACCGTAGGCTCACCGCCGAAATCATAGTAATCTCCGACAAGACCGTAGTTATCGGCGCTATCTAACTTACTCTCGATGTACAACTTGAGAACGACGCCGGTAATAGTAGCATCGTCTGGAATAGCACCGGTATTAAATCGAAGAAGTGCAACCGCGTTATAATACGTCCCCAAATAAAGAGACTTAGCAGCAACCACACCATTTGCATACGCCGCAGTATTAATAAAAGTTCCACCATTAGCCGGCCAGGAACTATGACTATACTCTAGATCACCATCATCACCAGCTACGGCAACAGGAAGAGTAGAGACAGTCATTACAGGTACCCTGGCGAGACATAACCAACACCACAATTGACACCCGGAACGACGATGTCACCGCCCGGTCGGAAACCGATCTTAATTGCTTCGCCTGTAATCGGCCAAATACCACCAGGATTCCAACCCGTGAAATCGTTATACCAACCCGATCCGTTAGCCTCCGCCATAGCCGCGTAATAAGGAGGAGCCGCCCACATGTGATTCAAGTTCCGGGCATACCAAATGTCCTCGTGATACTCGGCCCATGGAGCAGACTGACCACCCCACGACGCCTTTGTCAATCCGTACGAATTAGGCGTTGTGTCAGAATGAGGCAACTGAGTGACCCAATCACACTTTCTAAAATCGAAGTGATTAATGGGTCTATTATGCCCAGTCCATCCCGTATAGGGCTGCATCTGAAGAGCAGTACCGCCCGTACGAATCGTGACGTTGTACATGTTGAAAATGTCGGGACCAGAAATAATTTGAACACCATCGCAGTGAATACCAGGCGTTGATTCATGCTCAGCCATAAGAAGACAATTCTGCAATGTCAACTTTGGATAAACATCATTGCGCGACATCTGAACAATTATCGCTTGTCCAACACCAATACCATGTACATATACACCTTCCATGAAAACGTGGCCACAATTATTTATGAGATAAATAGCGTAATGATCAATTACTGACGGAGAAGAACCTAGATCTTGGTTACTACGACTAATCTCACCGCCACGCATGATAATATTGCGTCCACCCTGAATTTGAAGAGATGCGGCTCCACTTGATCCCTGCGCCAAAGCCGAACCCGGTAGATTAATCTGCACGTCTTCGTTATCATTGAAGGATCGAGACCGATCTCCGTTCGTAACGTTCCAAATCGTAGGAGATACCAACGTGGGAGGACTATGCAACAGTTTATTACCAACAGGCGCAGCGACAGGCTTATATGCCATAATGCCGCGACGACGAACATTTATCCGGCTCATACAACCAGAGCCCCAACAAGGACCCACTCATCTGTGGCTCGCTTCCTCAAAGAGGCGGCTCCATATTGACCGGCAAGGCGCAATCCACCCTGACTTCTAATTGTCACCCCCGAACCGGCAACAATCGTAGTCTGTCCCGCACCCAACTGTACAACTTCGATAACCGTTCCAACTGGGAATGCCACTGACGAATTCGGAGGTACCGTCAAGTTATTTGCAGACGCCACATTCATCTCAACGGCTTTACCTGCATCAGCAAGAACCAAGGTATACGAAGATGTTGGTACATTCTGCGCAACCTCTTTGAGCGTGCCATCTGCATTATGCGCCGTAAGCAGCCACGCGTTTAGTTCCGTGCCCCATGTCCCAGAAGAACCTCCCACTGTCGGCAAGCTAGGCATTTGTAACCTCCGTAATCGTTCGGGTGTAAATCATGAATATTACGCGCAGATAGGAGACAAGCTCAGATCGACATCGCCGGCAAGGATGGTGAAGTTATCACCGATCGCCAACGTGCGCGGAGTTGCAAGATCATCCGAACCAAGAAATGTGCCTGAAGTCGATGCCGACCAGAACGAAACGTGGGTAACGGTCCCCGCCGCAGTCACGTTTGTCCAGTTTGTATCAGCAGAAGTAGTGATTGTACCATCTGTAGCCGCAGCAGCAAAAGTAGCCGCGATACGAGTTGCATCACCAAATGCCGCAGTCGCACCCGCAGCACCTGGATCTGCAGTATGCAATTTGATATAGAAGCCCGCGGGCTGTGTCCATGCCACGTTACGGCACAGAGCATTAAGAATACTCTGAGCGATTCCCGCTGCCATTCCTGTTGCCATCATGTCTCCTTAGATAATTACGTAGAGTGTGTCCGGATCCGGTATAGGAATTGCATCGTATTCTGCTTGAGTCATCGATACCCACTGACCTTGTGGACCCGGAGGACCAGGCGGTCCAACATTACCCGCAGCTAAAACCAACACGTCCGGTGTAGTTACCGCTACTAAATCTACAGTAGGTAGTGGCACTACTGTAACTAGTATGTCATCATTTTCCGCTACGATTTGTAGATCAATGAGAGACATCGGGCACACACCCTACAGCACCTTGACATAACGTCCTAGGTTCCACACCACTAGCGGTCCACTGCAGATCCCATACGCCAGTAAATTTCTCATCACCAACAATAAGCGAATGCGTTTCTTCGCCAGTGAGTGACAAGACGGCAATACCATCGGCGCTATCCGTTAAATCGATTGTGAACGTAGCTTTTGGAGGATCTGGAGACTCTCGTGTATCACGTATTTGAGCTATCATGGTTCCTGTTAGATCCATTGGCGCATTATCGATGTCTGTGACTATCACACGAAACTTAATACCATCGCCAGCATATAGGTTAAGATCAAGAACCTGAGGCTCATATGAAATTGACTGTTTTGCCATTTTCACGTCCTTCTAGCTGATGGATCCTTATCTTTTTCGGACACGGCATCATCGTAACGCTGCTTTGCATAGATCGATCCACCAGTAATTCCGGCCACAAGAAATGCGCCTAAATATTCTACCCACTGATCGGGCTCGAACGCATCAAAAATGCCAATGGCGAGTAGACTACCAAAGAAAGCAACTACACCGGCCCACAACGCAATCTCATGCTTCTCTTCCAGCTTCTCTACCATAACTTATCTCCTTAAATTACTTGTTCATGGATAATAGCCTCCAACTCTTCTATACGATTATTTATAGTGTCAAGTGCCATAACATCCCTTACTGCTGGCGGTTGTCTTGCCATGGTTGTTACGGCTATCACTCGTTCCAAAGATACTTTAGCATCTTTTGCTAGAATAAGTTCACTCCGTCTAGCAGACAACATATCGGACATTACTAGTGAATGAATAATTCTCATCTGATCATTTACAGAGGTGCTATGACGATCGATAAGTCTTACTGCTGCATTTATTTTGTCATCAAGAAGCGTCTGACGATCAATGACAAGCTGCGCTGAGGCCAATGTTTTGTTTATTGATTCCTCTAGTAGTTTATTAATATGATCCTGTCTGATCACATCGAGTTTTCTATCGTTCCTTAAAGTCCAAGGAATGTACCATGCGATCAAGAGAATCAAAGTCAGAAGAGAGATATACATGAAGATCATACAAGCCTCTTTCTTTACCAAAGTTTTGTATCGCCCGCTCTTCGTGTGATCGGGCCTCTAGGAAGTAAGCTCTCGTCACCATAGTGGATTGCATTATGAGTTTGTAACGACGTAGTTATGAGAAAATTAGGATCGATGATAGTGTCATAGTTATGATGTATGTCTTCTATCGATAAAGGATTCATGTGATGAACAAGCAATCCCGAGTGAATCTCAAACCCCGGAATACCAAGATCACAACCTTCGTCACGAACTATGACAAAGTCGCGGACACGCTTCCACTCGTGTGATTTGTAGAAACGTTGATTCATCCATCGATCAGAGCCAGCGGTTCGTGCCCCAACGATCCCGTTTAAAACTAGATAGTGATAGCGTTCTTCAAATGTTTCTAACTGACGAAGATCTCTGTATGTCCTAATCCATGACATCGGATTCAGGTGATAGATCTCCAGAATATGAACGCATAGCTGAGAGTGCTTCTAGGTACAACTCTTCAACACGCTTCGCCGATTCGAGTGCTTCGATCTTTACCCGAGTTAATTCGTTCTCATGCTCAAGTCTCTGCTGTTCGAGTCGTTCTCGTGTCGAACCCAATTTTAGAAAATGAGTGATGACTTGAGACGAAGCCGTGCCGCTTTGAATTTGTTTCTCGGCAAGATCAATAGCGTCAGAAACCAATTGATTCTCACGACCCTCAGGAGTAGTCGCGCGCTTACGACGCTTATTATCAGGTTCCGAGATTCTTCGCCTCGCAGGCACGCGACCCCCCTTTCCTTCTATGCTCTGTTCACTAACTAGCTAGATCGCCAGGAAGAGTCTGATCGGGATGCGGCTCATCGTCCTCGGTCGGCTCGGTCTCGGGAGTCTCCGTAGTGTTCGATGCTACGAAATCAGTAAGCCTTGTCTTGGCCTGATTGAGCATCTCGAGCTCTTCGGTGAAGTCTGATCCGGCACCCATCCCGTCGAGTTTGGACTGAATCGTTGCAAGCGTTTCGTCGAGAGTCGTTGCAAAGTCAGCCAGTGCCTGATTGAACTCCTGTTCATTGATCGCCATCTGTGTTACACTCCTTATGAGGTAGTGAGTGTGTCGTTCGATTCTTTCAAGCGACTCTTCCATTCGATCAAGTCGCTTTTCCAGCTTGTGAAAGATCTTCATAACTTCTTTGCTCCTTCGAATATCTTTCCCAATCCTTTCGTGATGCTTTCAGATTGTTCGGACGTGCTTTGCCCATGCTTTAACCCGGGTTAAAGGGAGATTGTTTGAGGGAAATATCCCCCCGGGGCTTTTTTCGGA